CCTGAGCATCACCCTCATTAGTCCAGTCAATCTCTCCTCCATCGTACTTCGAAACCCAAGCTCCCTTGTAGATCCACTCAGAAACAACATCTCCAACAGGACCAAGGTCGTCATAAACAATGTCCTTCTTGTAGAAGTCAAGATAGCCAGCTCGACCGGTTGCAGCTTCGTAGGTAAGTCGGCACCAATCCATGAATGCCTGAGCTCCAGAAGGAGTAACAGGATCGTAAGCTGTGAGTGGTGCTGTATCCCACTTTCTCTTACCTGCAAAGGTAAAGTAGCTGTTGATGTGATGAATTTCCTTAGCAGGAACAGTAAAGCTAGGCTTCTTCATCTTGTAGACTATGAAAGCAGGTACTCCGTCAATGTAGGTAATACCTCTATTCTTAGTCTTAGGTTCGAAGGTTGTGTAGAAGATTTCGTTAGTATCTAGTACTGCCATAATTCTTATCCCTTTTAGAATAATTAGTTGTTGAATTCTACACCGGTGTTGGTGATTGTAAAGTCAATGTAGATGAACTCAATAACCTTGGTAGGCTGGATGTAGATCTGGCATCGGAACTCGTTTCGATCAATAACGTCTGGTGTATTGACCTCTTCAACAACACTCTTGTAAGCGTAGAGACCTCGTCTCTTAGTTACACTTTCGAGATACTGGTCAAGGTTGGCCTTGAAGGTACTTCGAAGCTGAGCATCGTTCTGTTCGAATAGAATTCCAGCAGCCATGTTCCTAACAACTCTCTTAAGTTCAATAAGAAGTCGTCGTACATTAACCCTGTCAAGAGCTGTAGACTTCTTCTGGAGAGTCTTCTGACCGTAAATGGTGATTCCTCCAGGAAGAGTTGCAATAGGGTTAACATTCTTCTTGTAGAGGTCATCTCGATGCTGCTTGAGAAGCTTTCTCTCAGCCTGAATAACTCCTTGAACACTTCCTCGAGTTGTACCTGCAGGTGCAAACCATGGAGCTGCAACCTTGTCTGAGTAAGCATATACTCCAGGAATGATTACTGATGCAGGAACCCATTCAAGTCGACCGGTTGAACTGTACATCTGAAGCCAAGGCCAGTAAGTTGCAGAATAACTGCTGTTGAGTCCTTGAGCTTTCTGGATTGTATCGTCAATAGGTGTCCTAAATCCTACAAGATCAACAACTGCAATGTTGTCTCCTCTCTTGGATGCAAGACTGTTAACCATGTCTACTTGAGTGCTGTTGTTTGCAACAGTCAAACCAGGAACGGAAATAACGTTGAATTCGTACTCATCCTGATTTCCAAGAACAGCAATGAGTTTCTCATACTCTACAGGGTTGATACCCTGAATCTTGTCAGGTCCACCTACACCACCAGCATGTCCGTTGGTAATGTCTTCAAAGAAGAGAGCTTTTGCTTCATCTTCGTGAGTTGAGAAAAGTTTACCCTTTGCATCCTGGAATCCACCTTCACAAGTCTGAGGAAGTAGGTAAGCTACGTCACTGGTAATAACGCATTCTCCGTCAATGTCAATCTTCTCACTTTCATGAGCTTCATCATCAGCAGATCCTCTTCGAGTAAATCCATCAGCTAGGAAGTATCCGAAGATATCGTTTACCTTACTGATGTAGATGTACTTGGAAACGTTTGGATAATTTCCGTGAACAGTAACATAGTAGATAGGTCCCTTGTCTGAAGGTTCCTCTACAAACTCCTGATGCTGGTCTCCAATTCTTCGAGCAACATAATTTTCACTATCTGGATCAAGATTAAGACCTGTGAAAGCCTCAAGGATTGCTTTGTCAGAATCGATATCGTCTCCTCGTCGAACGTAGATTGAGAAAGTTCCTGTCTCTATATCTACATCTGCAATTTCCCATCGAATGTTATTCTTGTTACCCTTAACAAGAGATCCATCTTCTCGGATAACACCGGTAATTGATCCAGTACTCTCAGTTCTATCTTGAGGTTCACCTACCCAGTTGTTGAGATACTCTCCCTGTGAGATAGTCTTAATTTCAAGGGCAACCCGTTCTCCGTTTCGAGTCTTGATTTCTGCTCGACCAGACTCAAACTCATTGTCAGTAACTCGAACAACTAGAAGTGAGTCACCTCCCTGCTCGAAGTAGGACTTTGCAGCCATACTAGTGAGGAATTCCTGAGATTTCTGCTGAAGCATTGAACTCTCCCAAACCTTATCAGAATCTGGAAGGGCTGCAATTTCTTCTCCATAAGAACCTGAACTAGGAGCAACAAACTCTACGTACTCATCCTTTTCATCATACTCACAAGAACCGGTGTTGAATGTCTTTGTCTTGATGTGGTGGTAGTAGGTCTGTCCTTCGTTTACAGGATAGAGATCCTCTGCATTCTTCTCAAGAGCCTCGTAAACATAAGGATCTTCCTCAGTGCCCGCTCCACTCCTGCTGTAAGGAACCATTTCTGCTTCAGCCTTAACAAGAGCATCTGCTACAAGCTCAGAGTAGTTTTCCTTGTACCTATTCATCATGAATGTGGTACCGAAAGTTCTCTGGAAATCTCCGTAGGAAGTTACAACTACTGGAACATTTGCAGGTCCCTTAACAGTAGGACCGATGATTGCTGCACCAGCAGTTAGCGGCCTAGCAGGAACAAAGCTTCTGTCAGTCTCGGTAATCTGAATGCCTGGACTTAGTAAAACTTCTGCCATACGTTTGTTTTGATAAATTTATTATTGAATACTTTTACTTTAGCCTCACCTTAAGATTCCTTGAAATTCCCTCAAGCTCTAGAGCTCTCTAGTCTTCAAGACAGTTTCAAG